GGCGCTTCACCCTTCTGTATCGACCTTACTATACCCATAAACTTCTGTTGTTGTTTGGATTTAGATGGCATTTAGCCTCTCATTATATCGTTAATGACTGCTTCTACTTTACCATATTTAGTATCACGAACTGAAATATTGTTATCAACACTCTCATTCATTGGATATAGGAAAGCACCATGTGTAGATGGATTAGAAACAAAATCAAAAGCAATTAGTTCAAAGTCATCACCAACTTGTTGTGTCTCTCCCTCATTAACAGATTCAACCGAACCCATACCACGAGAAGAGATACCTAACTTAATTCCATTCTTAAATAATTCTCTTAGTATATTACCACTTGGAGTTGTAAGTATTTCTACTGTACCAACTAAGTCATCACCATTGAAGTTCATATCTGTAATGTTATGTGATACATTTTGTAAGTTCACAACAGATGATTCAGGATGGTCAAGTTCTCCCATAGCTCTTTTTTGTTTTACGAAACCATCGGAATACTTCTTTGCTTCACGCATTAAAATTTCTCTTGGATATACCCTACCATTTTGATTTTTGGTATCTGCTCTTTGTAGAACACCCTTAACAACTAACTTTCCGTTGTTTTCTTTCATAGCCTCGTTTATCTGGTCAGGCCCTACCTCAAATGGTAAATAATCTACTATTAATTGTTTCATTTCAAACTCCTAAATGTTCTGTCGTAAATTTCTTTTAATATACGAGGATTCTTTTTTGATTCCTTTATTGCTTTATATTTTTTTCCATCGATTACTTTGATTCTTTCGTCTTTACCTTTTACAATGGATTTAGCATGATTTCCTAAATCTGCTAATGTTTCTTCACCTTCACCATCCATAGCTTTTCTTATCTTATCGTCTTTAGCTAGTTTTTGTGTAGCTTCAAGTGCTTCTTCTTTACTATCAAAGTAAATCACTTCATGCCCAATACCGACATTTATTCCATACTCAATTTTATCACCCTCTTCAAAAGCAGTTACAGTCATCGCATTATCGGGTTCATCGACATCCTTACCCATAAGTTCGGCGTACATCCCTTCATCTGTTTCAGATGAAACTGAGTTAATGTCCAAACCATTTAAATCCATATCCTCTAAAGATCTAATTACATCACTATTTGCATCTGCTACTTTGTTTTCATCTTCACCATCATCGTCAGCTGCTCTATTTGCATCATCTGAATCACCTTTTGGTTCAGCTGCTTTAGCATTAGGACTTCCGCCTTTCGGGTGATTTGGATCAATACCATATGCTTCAAAATCTCCATCATCCATTAAACCTTGAGCCTTCCTTTTGTAGAATTTCATAGTTGAATTATCACCATCGTAAGCCAAAGCTTGTTTGACAGTAACATCTCTGTGTCCTGGTCCATCAGTTTGACCAAGGTATTGGTCATCTGAGACACCAAATTTGTTTTTAGCTTTTGGTTCAGCTTTTGGTTTGTCACCTTTATCATCGTCAGCTGCTCTATCAAAATCACTACCACCTAACTTACCACCAGAATCTTTTTTATCGTCTCCACCATCATCTGTCATTTTATTCCAAGCCTGCTTTGCTGGGTGGTCATCGGGTTGTTTCTTAGCTGCACCAGCTGTCATCTCTTGAGATTCACCTTCTTTATCTTTATACTTGACAATCTTATCATCATCAACTTCAGCTTCATTTATATTCTGTGCTATTTCTAATAGTGATATCATTAATCTTTCTCCATCATTATTTCATGTTTAAGACTTTCCAATTGTTCTATCCATTGTCCAAGTCTTCTTAACATATAAGTCTTATCTACATCTTTCTTTTGTATCTCAACCTGCCATCTTTTTAACAGAGTCGAAATACTAAAAAGAGTATCCATATAGGATTTCTTTTTGTCTTCAAACGCCATAACGAAGCTACTGTAATTGACCAACTTTGTTTGCTAGTTTTACTAACCTCTCACTTATTTTATTTAAAGCCTTATGTGTATTTTTCCAATATGACCTAGAATCAACTTTTAATTCATTTTTAAGACGAACATTCATCTTTACTAACTTGTTCAATTCGTTAAGACTATCTCTAATCTCTCTCATTGAACGACCAATTTTTTGTTTTGGTGATAAAGTATCGTCATTTCTATAATCGTGATACTTACCCTCATTTACCTTACTGTATCCAGTAGAGTTTGTAGCTATCTTCTTCTTTTTCTTCTTATCTTTACTTCTACCACCACTAAATGCGTAAGGTGTTTGGTAACCTGGCGTGGCAGCTGAAGTAGAAGCCTCATCAAGTTCCCTTTTGATTAACTCTCTGATTATCTCTTTGAGTTTATCCATTTTAGACATTTTCAAGCTCCTTGACTAATTGATAATACCTCATTAGCGTAACTACTTGTTTATCTTCAACAATTCTTCCCTTCATAAGAGTTTCTGCTTGATTAATAGCTTCTTGAAGCTTAATCTTAGTAACTTTATCACTAACTTTAGGTAAAAACGATTGGAGTTTAGATTTTACCTTAATTGTTTCAGTTTCTACGAACTCTTTAAGAGAATTAGTGTTAGAAATGTTATTTATGTACTCTTTAAGTAGTTTTTTCTGTGATTTACTTAAAGAACTGTACTTTTTGTTAAATTTTTCGACTAATATACCATAAGCAAGTAATCTCAAGTCTTTTTCTTGCTTTTTGTAGCCCTCAACAAGTTTCTTGTCTTCTTTTTTGTTAGAAATCTGTTTTCTTGTTACATGCTCTACGATTGTGAACCTACTATCTACTTCTGACGCTGGATTCCCATCAGTATTAGAATCAAAGACTTTAAATATTGAAGCATTTACTTTATAGTTTGGAATCCTAGCCATAAAAAAGTCATTTATATCATAAGTCTTCTTTATTTCTTTAATTAGATTGTATTTTTCTCTTTTCAATTGAGAACCATTTAGTTTTTGACGAGCTTTTACTACAGCATCTACTAAATGGTTAGCTTTTATTTCAGATGTATAATTTTCTACAGTCAAAACTCTATACAATTCATACTCTTTTCCTAATTGAGTTTTCTTATTAAAAAATTCCTTTAATATATTAGCCGCTGAACCTTTTTTATCATTATTAAGGACATCAACTGTAATTTGTCTTGTCAATAACTCAAATAAGATACCAGTATTACGGATCTTTGAGTGTTTTGTCTTTGAACTCATATTATACTCCAATCGTTTATATAATTCTTCATATATAAATATATGATTACTTAATTTTTCTTAGTATTAAGAGAAGATACTTCTGATTTATATTCGTTTTCCAACTCACTTGACTCAGAAAGTAGTGTCTTCGCGTTTTTACCTAAATGTTTAAACAGATTTTCATAGTGATGTGTAGCTACAGCACCATGAGCCATCTTCTTATCGTGTGCTCCTAATGGATCTCTACCTCTAGCTCCACTATCCTTACCATATTTGTTAGCTTCCTTTGGTCTTCCAGCACCTGGTTGTCCACCTTTTTCCGAACCACCCTCGTCTTCTAACTCATGACCTGTTCTACCCATAGCTAAATCAGATGGTGTACCTTGTGATTGACCACTTTTAGCAGGATCGTTACCTTCTGCTTCAATCTGTTGTCTTCTAAATTTGTTTTTGTAATCAAAAATTATTTGGTCATCGTTTTCTTTCATTTCTTCGTCACTAAAACCAAACACATTTTTGTAAATCCATTCAGTTGACATCAATCCATCTCTAATCATCGAATCAGCAAGAGAAGCTTTCTGATTCCACAGTTCAAGTTTTTCTTGTTCGTATATAGTAGATGGATTGGTAAGTTTCAAATCAAAATTTACTAACTCTTGGTCACGAAAACCTTGAGCGTAAAGATGAACTACAGCAACTTTTGTTAATTCACTAACTACGATTCTCTGTATTCTTTCAATTGTTCTAGCAAAACGAACATCCTCAGCAGCTAATGTAGCTTTAGAACCCAACCCTTCTTCATATCCTAAGAAAGCTTTTGGAACTCTTAATGAAGCCATAAGTCTGTTTCTTAAATATTCGATATCATCGACAGCATCATAATCTAAACCACTAAGTGATTCGATGTTAGTTCCACTATCTCCACCCCTTACCGGTAAAAAGAAATCTTCTGTAAGGTTTTGAATGTTGTAACGAAGATTATAGTCACCTGTCTTCTCATCGATAACAGGAGCCTTCTTCATCTTATTAATTGTTTGTTGCATAAAGTTATCAACTTCAGCTGGTGGTATATTACCAATGTCTAATTTGAATACTCTTTTTTCAGGAGCTCTCATAATCCTATGAATCAACATAGCATCTTCCATAAGAGTTAATTGTTTCCACACCTTTCTACCACCCTCTAACATAGAACGACCATAAGGTACATAATTAGAATCTGAAAGTAATCTAAAGTGAGCTACCTCATAGTTCTCAAATGTCTTTGGGTCTTTCTTTTTAGCTGAGTGTCTACTACTATCACCTTGTGGTGTAAGTAAGAATTGAACGTTCTGTGGATTATCAGGATCGTGTCCTTCCATTCTAGCTACATCATAAGCAGACATAGGTGTTACATTTGTAATACCATACTTATCGGCAATTTCCAATTGTAAAAAGAAATCACCATACTTGTTCATATTACGAACCCAAGGCCATAGATTAAACTCTATGTTTAAGATATCATAAAATAAATTATGAAGTATATCATGAATCTGGTCATTATCTGTTGTAATATCCAATACCTTACCATACTCATTTTTCATAGTAGATTCATCGGAATAGATATCTAAAGCAGAAGCAATTATAGAATCACTATCCATAGATTCGTAGTCTCTAAATAAACCTAAACGGAGTTGCTGTTGATATAGTTGGTCATTGTAACCATATTGTTGCATATTAGAATACAACTTACTATATCTATCAACTAAATTAGTTTGTACATTGGATTGTAATTGTCCTGTGTCTACAATCTTTAACTTTCTTCCACCAATATTACGAACAATTGTATTCGTAGAAAATAGTCGTTTTAGTCTCGAAAATAAATCTTTATCTGCCATTTTTATGCCTCTTAGTTAAGTAACCAATCTAACGATTCTTTTTCTCCGTTAGGTCCTACTTCTATTTCCCAAGAGTTCGTTTGATTGGTTGGTTTTTGTGGTATCATCTGTGATGTTACACCACTTAAAGTTCTTTTAGTTAGTTCTATTCCTTCATTTCGTAATCTCAATGCAGTATCTCTTACCCAAAGAGTCAAAGCAAAACTCATCACTAAATCATCGTTGTATCCCTGCATCGCTTCAGCTTTATTATTGTTATATATAAATACAAACAACTCATCAATTAATCGATTTGAACGGACAATTACTGACTTTTCTCTGAAATATTCCTCTAATTTAGCGATTACCAAAGGTCTTGTCTTCATTGTCATAGAGAAACCAGCCACCATATTCCTATCTTGGTTTCTATATCGGTTATTTATTTGATGTTCTGTATCCACATACTTTAAATCTTTACTTGTATAGAAAAGGTTCTCATATCCTCTATCAATACATTGTTGTAGTGTAGCCCAACCTATGTTGTTGTTCTCAACTACTAATAGAGCGTTGTTATATTCTGTTGCTGTGTTTACACATAGGTTTCCAAAATCTTTTGTTGATATCTTACCTCTATATTCTGCTACTTGTTCCATAGTCTCTACTTCCATAACATGAAATGCAGAGTAATCCGAGCCATCTCCTCTACTAACATCAGCACTCAACACATAATCTTTTGTATAGTTAGGTGGTTGCCATATCCAAAGGTTACTATCAACTCCTCTTTTTTCTAAAGGGTCTTGTGTCTGTTTTTCTCTATACTCTTCTAATATAACACCATCTATAACAGTCTGACCAGAGGTTAAGAAGTCACAATCACATTCTTGAGCCGCTAATGATGGGCCTAATAATTTATCTTGTTCTGCTCTCCACTCATCGTTTCTTTCAGGATGTAAGTTCCAATGAAGTTTGATGAAGTTCCAATCGTTACTACCATCTTCTGCACCAACCCAAGTCTTATGAAACCAATTACCTATACCATTTGGTGTAGATAATGCAATACATTGTCCACCAGTTGATAATGTCTGAGAAGCAGCAGCCCATATCGGTTCAATCTTATCAATGAAAGCAGCCTCATCAAGTATCAGTAGAGATAGAGCTTCTGAACGACCGCTATCTTCACCACTTGAAACAGCTTTTATCTGTGAACCATTGTTGTATCGTAGGGATAGTTTATTATCTTCCGTACATTTCTGCTTTAACCAAGAGGGTAAGTTGGCGTGCATTACTCTTACCTTAGTTACTAAGTTTTTAGCAGTATCTTGTTTAGTAGCGATTACCAATATGTTTTTATCTTGATGAAATGTCATCATCCAAAGAGAGTATCCAGCAGTCAATGTAGATAGTCCTAGCTGACGAGCTTTTAGTATGATATTAAATCTATGTTCTTCAAAAGTAGAAAGAGATTTTTCTTGATAAGGATAAAGATGAAAAGGAACTTTACCTTTCATTGGGTGCTGAACTACACAATACTTTTTCAAAAAGTATATAGGGTCTTTAGCACACTTAGAGTACTCTTTTTTTATTACTTCTTTTAAAACACCTGGTTTCATAATAGCTTTCCTAAATAAATTCCTACAGCAAACCAAAGATATCTATGTTCCCATAGCTTTGGTTTTACTAACCTAATCATCTTTTCATTAGCTTCATCTCTATCTTTTAATAATTCAATCTGTTCGCTTTTCTTTAGTAGTAGTAAAGAATCAGTTTTTATTTGGTCTTCTAATTCATCTACTAGCCTATCATACATTTCTATCTGTATAGTTTTTAGACTATCTGAGTGCTGAAGTTCTTTTATGTTATTAGCAATGTTCAACATTTCTGATTGAGAAATAGTTACATTTTGCGCAAACAATGGGATAATTAATAGTAAAGATACTAAATACTTCATACTATCCAGTACGTTTAAGAACGTATACTTTTTTATTATTACAAGCAACTTCACTAACACCTACTTCGTACAATGTACCAACTGTAAGATGAGCTAAGTTTAAACTACCACCATGCGATAAATGAGCATGTCCTGTTGTTGAACTTTCTCCGATTATCAATCCACCAGCACCATAATAAGATGCAGTAAATGATTGTGTAGCATTAGCCACTACAGTTACTCCTGAAAATTTTCCAACATGCCCTTTATTTTGAAAGTCACTATGACCTGATGGTGCTTCGTGCATATTTGCCATTTTATTTCTCCCTATTTATTAGCAAATTTTCTCAAAAATTCTAAAGCTTCATCTGCATTATCGTCATCAAATGCTTTTTCCATTTTTTGAGTTTTCTTTTTACTATTAGTTAATTTACGTTTAAGATTTCCTATCTCTTTTTTAGAAGACACTTTACTTTCTTCTAATACCTTAATTTCTTTTTCTACTTTTTTTTCTTTTTTCTTATTGTCTTTAATAACCCTTTTAAGTTCTTTTACTTCTTTACTTTTAGAAGAAGCGGCAAAAAGTGCACCAACAGCTCCTAAAATACCAAGTATTATTTTCCATAACTTCATTCTTCGTTCTCCAATTTTTTTAATTCTTCTGTAAACTTTTTGATAGCCTCTTCAGCTTCTTTTTTTATTTTTTCAACATCAATATCCCACTTTTCTTTTTCTAACATTGGTTGATTTACACCAACATTATTAAAGAACTCAGGAGCTTTCATATCTTTCCATTCTTCAATAGCCTGTATTTGTTCTTTTATAAAAGATATTTTATTTTTTTTTATTTTATTTTTTTCCCATTCTTCATATGTACCAGCTATTCTCATTTTGTTTTCTATTTTAAGTTGACAATTAAAGCAATGACCATACATACTCCAAAACTTATTATCAAGTCTTTTTTTCATGATAACATCACATTTAGGACAAAACATAGGCATTCTAGCCTCTTTCATGATATCTGAAAGTCTACTGATTTGGTCACCACTCTCTTGTTCTTTTCCTTTGTAGCCAACCATTACTCTTTTTTCAGGAGTTTTACCTTTTAATAAATCTCCTAATGCTTTATTTTGTCTTTCCGACTCTTTACTATATCCCATAACCTACTCCTATACGAATTTCAACATACCTAAGATTTGATTTGCTGGTGCAAAAGCACCAGTATATTTATATAACTTTCCTTTAAACACAAAAGTAATACCTTCTGACGGAACTACTGATTTCAAACCACCAATAGCCTTTAATCTATCTAATTGAGTTTTTAATGTGTTTAATACCTTTGGGTCTTTTGAAGTTCTTACTTTTGAAACTGCTTTCACTAAATCTTTACGAATTTGTTGAGCTGCTTTATCTGGATTAGCTGCTATAAAATCACTAAGATTTTTCAATATTTCAGCACCTAACTCAAAGAAAAGAACTTCCCAATCTCTGATATGTTTCTTTTGTAACCCTTTTAAATCCATTTTGTCTGTTTTTAATATCCAATCTAAAAACTTTTTATTCTTTATATCTTTTCTAATTTGGGGTATCTTATAAGACTTATCTAAGAATGCCCACCTTTTTGTCAACTTTACCAATATATTGTTTGGAACATTATACTTAAATTGTTTTCCTGCATTATAAATATACTCCATCCAATAAGCTTGATGATAATCGGATAAGGTGTTGTTTCCTCTCATATTAAATTGATTTTGTAATTTATTCAATTTACCTAAGAAGTAACTTTGTCTTTTACTAAAGTCTTTTACTTGTGGTAACTTAGATATAAAAGGTTTCTCAATCTTAAAAGCTTTCTGTACATCTTGATTTATCTGTTTTATCATACCAGCTAACATTCTTGCACTTCCTCTATCCTCACCTACAGGAGAACCAGCAGAATCATACTCTATTGTTCCGTGAAATTGTAGGAGTGATTTGTCGTATGGTATCACATTTGCTGTCTTTGGATAAATAACTTCCAACGACATAAACTTTTTTCCCTCATCAAATATCTTATTCTTTTGAGCATCACTTAATTTACCTACTGCTCTTTGTAAATCTCTCATAGCGTATACAAAGGCTTTCTCAATATCACCTCTACCTGCAAACATACTTTTTATTCCGTTGATATCTAATGCACCAGCACCGTGGTTTTTGATGTGACCTTTATTTCTAGCGGCGATAAGCTTTCCACCCTTCCAACTTACCATTATATTCTGACCATCTGTTTTTTCTGTAACTGCTC